CCAAGGGCAAGCGTCTCGAACAACAGGTGACGCGCATGCTGCGCAACGCCGGCCTCGATGCTCAGCGGGTGCCGCGCTCAGGGCAGGCCGGCGGGCGCTTTTCGAATGATGTCCGTTTCACCGCGCCAGGCTTCGGCGACCTTTCGGTCGAGTGCAAGGCCCAGGCTGACGGATTCAAGCAACTCTACGGATGGCTGGAAGAGGCCGACACGCTGGTCGTGAAGGCTGATCGGCAGGAGCCGCTGCTCGTGCTGCCGCTCGGGCTTGCCATCGCATTGATCGCAGGAGGCAAGCCGTGAAGGGACGCGAGTGGAGCAAGCAGGAGATCGTATTCCTCATCGACAACTGGGGAGCCATGTCTGCCACCAAGATCGGCGCGGAACTCGGACGAGGACGAAATGCGATTATCGGGAAGGCGCATCGCCTTGGCCTTCCCGACGCGACGCCGCAGAAGAAATCGAGAAAATCGGAACCGGTTCGCAAGTCAAAGAAGCGTGCCCGTGCCCCTAAGAAGGTACCGGTGGCAACGGCCCCTCCGCCGCGGTCCGAAAGCTGTGTGTCGCTCACGCTGAATGACGATTATCCGAAAAATCCGACAGATGCGGCGACCGCCGTAAACGCGCTCGCGCCTCATCATTGCAAATGGCCGATCGGCGACCCGAAATCGAGCGAATTCGGTTTCTGCGGCGAACGTCGCGCTGATGACGGTCCCTATTGCGCCAGGCATGAGAAAAAGGCTTGTCAGGGCGAGAGCAAGCTGGAGCGGGATCGGCGACGCCTCGCATGGGCGCTGGCCCACCCGAAGCATCCGGCCTCGCGCGAGATCATCAACGCGCTGGGGGCTCTATGACGCCCGAGCTTCCGTCGAGGCCGGGCGGCTGGCCCGTGATCTACGCCGATCCTCCGTGGCGCTTCAAAACCTGGTCGGCGAAAGGCAGAGGGCGCTCGCCGGATGGCCCGATATCACACTACCAGACGATGAGCTTGTTGGAGATTTGCGCACTTTCTGTGGCGGATATCACCGCAAAATCAGCGGTTCTCTATCTGTGGGCAACTAATCCGTTACTGCCTCAGGCGCTGGAGGTCATGCGCGCATGGGGCTTTTGTTACAAAACTAATCTCTGCTGGGACAAGCAGCGCATTGGCACCGGTTACTGGCTTCGTGGTCGCCACGAATTGCTCCTGATCGGCGCGATACCAAAGGCAAGCGGGATGGCACCTCAAAGAGGTTGTGCCGTCCCTTCGGTTCTTTCTGAGACGTCCGAGCGTCGTCACAGCCGCAAGCCTAGTGGCGCCTATGAGATGATCGAGAGATATCATCCGGGTGTGCCGAAGTTGGAGCTTTTTGCCCGACCGCCTTTGCGCGCGGACTGGACCGCCTGGGGTAATGAGGTGGCCGCGTGACGGGTGTCAAAGAACAAATCGGCGCCTGCGCGATCTATCTCGGAGATGCGCTCGAGCTGCTGCCGCAACTCCAGTCGGTCGATACCGTCTTGACGGACCCCGTGTGGCCGAACTGTCCGCGGGAGCGTGTTCCGGGATGGGAAGACCCGTATGGCCTCTGGCGGTCGTGCTGCGAGCGATTGCCGACACACCAGCGGTTGATCACGGTGCTCCGCTCAGACAGCGATCCCCGGTTCTTGGGGCCATGTCCGGGCAAATTCTTCCGCACGATCCAGATGACATATGCGGTACCAGGCTACATCGGTCGCAAGCTCGGAGGCGACGAGATCGCCTATTGGTTCGGCGCCCCGCCGAAGATGGCACCAGGCAGACGTGTCGTTCCGGGGCGCGCGCCGATTGCACAGCCCCGCCAGCGACCGGCAAACGGTCACCCAATGTCGAGGGCACAGGTACATTTCGACTGGCTTGTGCATTGGGGATCGGACGTTGGAGAGACGGTGCTCGACCCTTTTATGGGCAGCGGCACCACCGGTGTTGCGTGCGTGAAGCTGGGGCGCCCGTTCATCGGCATCGAGATTGATGAGCGCTTTTTCGAGATCGCCTGCCGCAGGATCGAAGAGGCCGCAAAGCAGGGCGACTTGGTAACCGAGGCGGAGAAGTGTCGATCCGTCGAGGTGGCCACGTGACCGCCTTCATGAACGAACACAGCCCGAAACATGCGGCATGGCTCCGCCAGATCGTCGCCTGTGGACAGATAGAGGAGGCCGTCGTCGATGAGCGGGACATTCGGGACATCGCGCCAGTTGAGCTTACCGGGGTTCGCCGATGTCACTTCTTCTGCGGCATCGGCGGTTGGCCCTACGCCCTTGACCTCGCCGGCTGGCCCCGCGATTGGCCGGTATGGACAGGATCGTGCCCGTGCCAGCCTTTCAGCGCGGCAGGCCGAGGCGAAGGGGTTACTGACGAGCGGCATCTCTGGCCGCACTGGTTCCACCTCATCGAGCAGTGCCAGCCTCCAGTCGTCTTTGGCGAGCAGGTTGCGAGCAAGGCTGCAATGGAGTGGCTCGACCTTGTATCGGCTGACCTGGAAGCAATCGGTTACACCGTCGGGGCAGTGCCTTTTCCGGCTGCGGGCGTCGGTGCCCCGCACATCCGGGACAGGCTTTATTGGGTGGCCCACTCCAGCGGCGCAGGATGGCCCAAAGGGCGGACCGTCCCAGGGTATCGACCGGCTACCGGCGTGCGCGGCGATAGCGGGATGGCCGACGCCAACGGCGCAACCAGCCAACGGGACACCGGAAGCCTTTCTGGCGCGGAAACAGCGCTCTATCGAGCGTGGCTCGAAGATGGGGGTGTCGCTGACCGACATCGCGATGGTAGCGCAGTTGACGGGCTGGCCGACGCCAATGGCGGAGGATCACAGCAGAGGATCGAAGCCGCCACGTCCGTGGGACACGGGAATTCCTCTTTCGCAGATGGCGGCGCTGGCAGGCCCGGCCCGACTAACGGCATCTGGGGAGATGCTGACTGGCTCTTCTGCCGAGATGGAAAGTGGCGGCCCGTTGAGCCCGGAACATTCCCGCTGGCTGATGGGATACCCCATCGAGTGGTCAAACTCAGCGGATACGGCAATGCAATCGTTCCCCAGGAAGCGGCGGCGTTCGTAAGCGCCGTCATGGAGGTGCTGGCATGAGCCGCCCGCGCCGCACAAAGCCCAAGCCGATGCGGGCTGAGGCCGCTCCAATAGAGGATCGCTGCATCCATTGCGGTGTGCCGGTCGACACCAAGCCGTTCGTCGTCAACGGGCTCGGCGATGTCGAGTGCGACCCCTGCTACCGACAGGTTGAAGGAATGCGCCAGAGATTGCGCAGAGAGAGATCTGAATGACCGAAAAGAAACCCGGCACACCAGCGCTCCCCCTTTTTACGGACGCATTTCTCACCAAGACGGTCGATCTGACCTGCGAAGAGATCGGCGCCTACATGATGATCCTGATGGCATCCTGGCAGCGTTCAGCCTGCGACTATCCAGACGATGATGATCGCCTTGCCATTCTCTGTCGGCTGCCCAAGGCCCGGTGGATCAAGGTTCGCGACACACTCGAACGCTTCTTTGTCATCGAGGATGGGGTCTGGAAACAGGCACGCCTTCAGGAGACGCGCGGATACGTCGAAAAAAACAGGGCGAACGGGGCGAAGGGGGGTAGGCCAAAAGCATCCCACTCAGAACCCAAACAGGAACCCAAAGAAGAACCGAAAAGCGAACCCAAACAGAAACCCAAATCGGAACCGAGACAAAAGCCAAACGAAACCACTCAGACTCAGACTCAAGATTCTTTGTCTTCGACTTACGTCGAAGACTCGTCGAATTTTCCGACTGGCGACGCCGAGCAGGCAGGAGCGACCGATCCGCCGGCAGGGGTCGGCGGGACAACGGAGCTGGAACGTGCCTACGAGGCGTGGGACCGGCTTGCCGTTGAGTTCGACCTTCCGAGAGGGCAGCGCAGGGCGGAGCGGGACACGCAGATCGCCGCGAGGCTGAAATCCCATGGTCTCGCTGGCTGGTACCGGGCGCTGGATGCCATTCGCGGATCGCCCTTCCTGCGTGGCGAAAAAACCGATTTCCGCGCCTCGCTTCCGTGGCTGGCGAAAAAAACAAACTTCGAGAACACGTTGGAAGACACCTATGGCGCAAGCAGGCGAACCGTCGCGAAGCAGGCAAATGGCTACCAGAGCGCAGCCGAACGCACCCGTGATGCCGCAACCGCCGTCCTGGCTCGACGACTGGGCGAGGGCTGTGGAGGGGAGCCACCCGACGGACTGGAGGTTGCCGGAGGGGGTCCGGTTATCGACGGCACAGCGGAGCGAATTGACCGCGAGCCGTGGGAACTTGACGAGCCGGCTGACGGTGGAAGCAGATGCAGCGAAACGACGGGCGAAGCTGCTGATCGGGATGCTGATGACCTATGGCCAGAGCGCGACGGAAGAGGCGATTGAGGCGCAGATGATGGCGTTTGATCTCGCTCTCGATGATGTCCCTGCCTGGGCCGTGGAATCTGCCGCACGCGGCTGGTTGCGTGCCGAAAGCCTGCCGGACGGCGCCAATCCCGCCTTCATGCCCCGCCCGCCGCAATTGCGTATCATGGCAGAGCGGCATGTCGCGGCGGTGCGGGCTAAAATTTACCGGATCGACAAGGTTCTCGGCGCGCGCGAAGTCGAGCCGCCGAGCGAAGAAGAGCGTGAGCGTGGCCGAAAGCTGATGGCCGAGCTTGTGGAAGCCCTAAAGCCCAAGGAGGCGGAAGAAAATGCAGCATCTGAATGAGGTGACCCTGATCGGCAATCTTGGCAAAGACCCGGAAGTTCGGAGCACCCAGGACGGTCGGCAGATTGTGAATCTGAGTGTCGCGACGTCTGAGCAGTGGAAGGACAAGCAGACCGGCGAGCGGCGTGAACGCACCGAGTGGCATCGTGTGGTGATCTTCAACGAGGGACTTGGCGGCGTTGCGCGGGACTACCTGCGCAAGGGCGCCAAGGTGATGATACGCGGCAAGCTTCAGACCCGAAAATGGACCGACCAGAGCGGCATGGATCGCTACACGACCGAGGTCGTGATGAACGGGTTCGACAGCAAGCTCGTGATGTTGGGCGATCCGAAGGGGTCTGAGCCGCGTCCCGGGCAGCACGCCGAGCCTGACAGCCGCGGCGGCAATGCGCCAGAGCCCGATCCGTTCGACGACGAAGTACCGTTCTAGGGAGGCAACGTGATGTCTGACAATGTCATTAATGGTGCGGATCAGGTTGGGCTTTTTGTGGCGGGCTGTATGTCTGCCGCACAGGCCTACAACGCCCGAATTTCTGACGTGAATGCCCCACAGATGGAATTGGCAATACTGATCGGCGCAAAGATGTCTCAAGACGAGATTGAAATATCTGTCCTTTTCGACCGGTTTTACGGCACTTTCTTCGCGGCCACTTACGAGATCGCATTACTCGAAGACGCGCGGGGATGGGGGTTATATCGGACGAACGAGCTAATAAGCAAAGTCGAAAGAAGGGCGCTTGGCGGTGATTCTGCATCTGCATGACCGGCACCACGCATTGCCGGCGCCCGACGGTGGTCAGGTGACCAACGTAGCGGGGCCGAAAGTAGCGGACGGTGAGGAACTCATCCTTTTCGGCGCCGTCGAAATTGTCGGGCTGACCATGTACACGCGGCAGTTCTATGCCGCCTCATGGGATGAGGCGGAGCGGGAGTGCCTTGCGCGCGACTGGTATCAGTTGGGCGCCATCATTGCACAAGGGACTGTCGCCACTCCCCTGGAAGGGTGAATCTGCTGCTTATTCCCCATATTTGCAAGTGATCGCGCCTTCCGGGAGGGGGCGTCGAACTCCTGGTCTTAATCGAGCGGAGCGAGGAGCCCGTACTGATAGACAGCGATGCTCATGTGTCATCCTCCAAGATATCCATAGCGGCGCGCAGCACTTCGATTGCCTGCCTGTCGCCGAGTGCGGCGAGCGCGGCCTCGAAGTGGCCATCCTCTCCCTCGGCATTGATCATACGCCCGCCGGCTTTGGCGTCGGCCATCTCGACCATGCAGCGGTCAAGGAGCACTTTCGCCGGGCTCGCGTATTTTGCGAGCCACTCGCGATCCATGCCCTCGGTCATCCATGCATCGCCCATAAGCCAGGCGAGGCGCTCCAGGTCGGTATGGGTGAGGCCGTGCAGGGTCGGCCATGTCTCCGCTAGGCGCCGGGCTTCCGCCTCGCTCCGCGCGGCGTGGCGGCGAAGGAGGAAGGCGAGTCGGACGGGCAGCCAGTCCGGCAAGGGTCTGTCGCCTTGGTGGGCGTAGCGGCGCAATGTCCGCTCGTTCATGCCCAGCATTCTGGCGAGGGAGCGCTGCCATTGCGGGCCGCAAAGCAGCTCGCCGACGACACTGAGTTCGTCGGCGGTAAAGGGGCGGTGTGTCATTCTGAGATGTCCACAATGTCTAGATATTTGGCCGCTTCGAGCAACCCGTCTTTTCCGTAGAGGTTGAAAACATCCTCTACCTGATCTGCGATGTACTTTTGGAGATCGACTTCTTTTTCCTCGATTTCCTCCCATGCATTGCTGCGCTCGTCGTCGCCGTACTCTTCCTCGTCATCATCGTCCCCGGTATATTCGTAGGTAGACACGGTCACCGAATCGGTGTCGTCGTAGTAGACAATGACGCGATCTCCGTTCCGCGGCGCTGCCCCAGAGCCCTCGTACATCAGCCGGAAAGCTTCTTTGCTCCAGCTTTTGATGTCGGCGTCCTGGAGCCCGTTAGGGTGGCGATACCAGCTACCCTGCCAGACGAAAACCGGATCGCTGGACTGGCCGCTTTTGAAGGCAAATCCAATCTCGCGATCACCTTCTTGGGCGAGCCAAAAATCAAATACGGGGTTGCTCATTTTCCGGTCCTTTCTTGACCTGATCGGGGGGACTGTTCCCCTCCGTCCATGGTTAAAATATAGGACATAGACATAAGAATGTCAACAGATAGGGCGAAAAAAATAGATCGTCGCGTTTTTTTCGGCTAGGCCACAGGGCGCCAGACGTCGATATAGGCGGCACGCGGCCGCTCGTGCTCGCCGCGAAAACAAATGCAGAAAGCCCGACGTTCACGCGCCGGGTTTTTTGTTCAGGTAATGTCCTGATATTTTATCTCGTTTTTCAATGATATTTTCCAATCCGAAATGGTGTTGACCATCGCTCGGACATGGAAAAGCATTGTCTATGACGCCCAAGCAGCAACGATTTTGTGAAGAATACCTCGTCGACCTGAATGCGACGCAGGCGGCTCTTCGTGCGGGCTATTCGAGAGCGAGTGCTTACGCGATAGGCAGCGAGAACCTCAAAAAACCAGAAGTTGCCGCCGAAATCGCGCGTTTGCGCGACGCGCAGGCGGAACGGACCGCAATCAAAGCGGATCGCGTGCTGGAAGAACTCGCCCGCATCGCTTTCGGATCGCCCGCTGCGTTTTTTCATGGGGACGGCCGGCTGAAATCCATCACCGAGATGGACGAGAGCGTTGTCGCCACAATCGCGCAGTTCGAGGCAACGAGCGTGAAGGGCGACGGTGATTTTCCGGCCACAATCACGAAGGTGAAAAGCTGGGACAAGCTGCGTGCTCTGGAATTGCTCGGCAAGCATCTGGGTATGTGGCGTGAGACCAGCGCCGAAGAGACCGTCGATGTCTTCACGAGCTTCATGCGGGATGTGCAGGCGATGCGGGCATCCGTGCCAGTGAGGCACTGAGATGGGAGCCGCCGCCATCGCCATCCCCGAGCAGCCGGTCTCATATGGATCGCTGCCGCCGGACTATGTGCCGAGGGGCGAACAAGACCTCAGGCGGTGTCTTGGCGATGCGCGCTGGCGGATCACGTCTGGGCAGCTCTACTGGATCATGACGAAGGAGAACGAGGACGATGAAGGCGCTATCATCCCATTTCGGCCGAACGTCGCGCAAATCGAACTCCTGGACAATCTCTGGTACCGAAACATCATCCTGAAGGCGCGGCAGCTCGGGTTCACCACGCTGATAGCGCTGCTCTGGCTCGACCACGCGCTTTTCGTCAGCGATCAGCGCTGCGCCATGATCGCCGAAGACCTGAACAAGGCCTCCCGCATTTTCCGCGACAAGATCGTTTTCGCTTATGACCGCCTTCCCGCTGCGGTGCGCAATGGCTGCCCGGTCCGGAAGAAAACCGAGCTTGAGATCGAATTTCAGAACAACTCGTCGATTTCCGTCACCGTTTCGGCCCGCTCGGGCACCATCCATCGCCTGCACGTCTCGGAATTCGGCAAGATTTGCTCAAGCCATCCGCTGAAGGCTGAGGAGATCATTACCGGCTCGCTGCCCGCCGTGCCGCTTAATGGAATCGCGGTTATCGAAAGCACAGCAAAGGGGCAGGACGGCGAATTCTACCGCATGACGCAGAGGGCCAAGGCTTTGGCCGATGCGAAGACCGAGCTCACCCAGCGCGACTACCGGCTGCATTTCTACCCGTGGCACCGCGATCCTAATTACCGCCTCGATCCGGCCCAAGTCGTCGTAACGCCGACAGACAAGGCCTATTTCGACGGCGCAGAGCAGCGACTTGGCATCACGCTCTCCGATGCCCAGCGCGCCTGGTACATCAAGACCCGCGACGCCGATTTCTCAGGCGACCCGCACAAGATGTGGCAGGAGTACCCGACCGATATCGACGAGCCATTCAAAGTCGCGATTGAAGGTGCCTATTTTGCCTTCCAGCTGTCGCGCGCCCGCGCAGACGGCCGCATCACACGCGTTCCCCATCGCGATGGCATTCCCGTCAACTCGTTCTGGGACATCGGCGCCAGCGATGGCACGGCGATCTGGCTGCACCAGCAGGTAGGTGCGCTCGACCATTTCATCGCTTTTATCGAGGGGTGGGACAAGCCCTACGACTGGTTTGTCCGGGAAATGCAGGACCTCGGCTACGTCTGGGGGCAGCACTTCCTCCCGCACGATGCAGAGCAACGGCGACAGCAAGCATCAAGCGTCTCGTCGCCGCTCGACGCGCTGTCAAGCCTCCAGCCTACATGGGAATTCGTCGTCGTGCCGCGGGTGCTCGAACTGCAGCACGGCATCCAGATCGTGCGCAAACATTTCGGGTCGGCCTGGTTCGACGAGACCTATTGCGAAGCCGGCATCGCGCATTTGGGCATGTATCGCAAGGACTGGAACCAGCGCGTCGGCGCCTGGACGGATCGCCCGGTCAAGGACGAGCACACCGAAGCCGCTGACAGCTTTCGCCAGTGGGCGCAGGCCAAGGAAGAGCGGCTCATTCGCGCTCCCGGCGGCGGAAACTTCCGCCCTCGCCGGCGCAGACCCGGAGGTATGGCCGCATGAGCAGCCGACGACTGGACACCCTCCCAACCCAAGGAAAGGAAACGCCAATGGAGTCGAACCTCGTAAATCACCCCGTCCTCGAAGAGAAGCAAGTCTTTGATCGGGAGGAGGCTGAATACAATACCTTTATCGCGGAAAAGCTGCGCAACTATGCCGACCGAATCGAGAAAGGTGAGCAGATCGCCGGGACTTTCGTCGGCATCGACGTCGACAGCCAGAATATCCACGAGATGATCTTCAAAGTCCGCCATCCCGGTGACCTTTTCGGCCTGATCGGAATGCTGGATCACGCGAAGGCCTCGCTCCTCACCTACTGCGACGAGATGCTGAGACCCGCCGCCCAAGGGAATGATGATGACCCGGCCGGCTCTTGATCTTTCGAAGGCGCACTTCAAGCGCGTCAAAGGTGACCTGACCGTCATCGGCACATGGCTGATCGGCAATGATGCGCCGGAGCCAGCCCTTGTGCTCGTCCCGTCGCATGCCGAAGGCTTCGAGCGCGTGACGCCGTGCGTCGTGCCGCTCAGCGCCGCCTGGATATGGTCAGAAGAGTCCGGTGATCCGGTCCATGCCGCCCGGCAATCCTATACCTTCGCGAAGGCGCTGAACGTGTCGGCCGAGAACGTCTACACGTGCATGCGCATCTCGTCGCTGATCCGCAATCACCTTGGCGACCTTGTCGCCATGCCGCCCATGCCGAAAGACGGCCTTGAGGTTGTCGCCGACGCCCTGCGTGTCGATGAGGATGGCACCGAGCACTACGCGGAGATTCTCGACCGTGTCTGATGCTGACGACGACTACGCCGGTCGCGGCATGAGCTTTGCCGGCAAGGCAAAAAACCCGACGGCAATCGACCGTCTGCCTGCGTCGTCCGCGCCGGCCAGCCGTCGTGCGGTCAACAGGCTGGACACCGAAGAGTCGCAAGAATTCCACCGCAAGCTGCTATCCTACTATCAGCAGGAGCTTGACCGGCAGGCCGACAACCGCGTCGAGCAGGCCGAAGACGAGGATTTCTACGACAACCTGCAATGGACGCCCGAGGACAAGGCCATCGTCGAGGGACGCGGGCAAATGGCGCTCACCTACAACATCACGCAGACCGCCGTGAATTGGGTGATCAACAGCCAGAAGCGCTCGCGCACCGACTTTCGCATCTTGCCTCGCCGGAAGGACGCGTCGAAGCCAGCGCAGAGCAAGACGCAGCTGATGAAGTATCTCAGCGACGTCAACTTCAGCCCATTCCACGAAAGCCGCGCCTTTGAGGATGCCGTCAAGGTCGGCATTGGATGGCTCGAATCCTGTGTCCGCAACGACTCGGACGGCGAACTGATCCGCGACCGCTACGAATCCTGGCGCAACATGCTGTGGGACAGCGCATGCACGGAACTCGACCTATCCGACGCCCGGTATGTAATCCGAACGAAGTGGGTCGATGCCGACATGGCCAAGGCCTGGTTTCCCCAGCGCGCCAGTGTGGTGGAGACCGCAACGCGCGAGTCCGACGACTATTTCACCGAGTCTGAATATGGCGACGAGGTGATGGACTCGACCGAGGAATATCTCGAAAACGGATCCCGTAGCCGCGCCAGTCGAGACGATGTTCGCTTCGAGCGCGAGCGCCTCCGCATCATCGAGGTGTGGTTTCGAACCGTTACGCCCGTTCGCAAGATGCAGGGCGGCGATTTCTCCGGCGAGCTTTTTGATGAAGCATCGCCCGGCCACCGCAAAGAGATCGAAGAAGGTCGCGCCGAGATCATCGAGCGCCCGTCCATGCGGGTCCATGTTGCAATCATGACGATTACCGGCCTGCTCTATCTGGGCGAAAGCCCCTACAGGCACAACCGCTTCCCGTTCACACCGCTCTGGGGAAACCGGCGCGGCAGAGATGGAATGCCCTACGGATTCATTCGTTCGGTGAAAGACATCAACAGGTACGTGAACAAAGCCGCGTCAAAGATCATCCATATTTTGAACTCTTCAAAAGTGATCATGGATGAGAACGCGGTCGAAGACCTGGACGATTTTGCAGAAGAGGTGGCCCGGCCGGACGCCATCATCGTGAAAAAGAAGGGGTATGAACTCCAGATCGATGCCGATCGCGGTGTCGACGTTTCGCACGAGAATTTCATGGCGCGTTCCATTGCCATGATCCAGCAGGTTGGCGGCGTGACCGACGAAAATCTCGGCCGCGAGACCAATGCTTCCTCAGGGCGCGCTATCACCGCCCGGCAGGATCAGGGGCAGCTTGCGACGGCGCACTACTTCGAGAACCTTCGCTTCGCGAAGCAGGTACACGGCGCGAAGATGCTGTCTCTGATCGAGCAATTCATCGACGAGAAAAAAGCGTTCCGGATCACCAACGAGCGCGGTACGCCGGAATACCTCGAGGTGAACGACGGCCTTCCCGAAAACGACATCGTGTCGACCAAGGCCGACTTCATTATTTCCGAGCAGGACTGGCGCGCGACCATCCGGCAAGCCCAGACCGAGGAGTTGCTCGACCTCATGTCGAAGCTGGCTCCGGTGGCGCCTCAGGTGGTGCTTATCACACTCGACCTGCTTGTCGAGACCATGGACATCCCGGCCCGTCAGGAGCTTGTCGCTCGCATCCGGAAGCAGACCGGCATGAGCGATCCGGACGCGGACGAACCGACACCGGAAGAGCTCGCCCGCCAGCGGCAGGAAGCAGAAGCCGCCGAGCTTCAGAAGCGAATGCAGATTGCGCAGGTGGAGGAGAAGGAAGCATCGGCACTCCAGAAGCGCGCCGCCGCCTCCAAGTCCGAAGCCGATATCCAGAAGGTTCTGGCAAGCGTTCCTGGCGACAACATGGACGTGAAGATGGCCGCGCTGGAAATAGCGCTGGCCATGATGCAGGCGCCGGACCTCGTCCCCGTCGCGGACGCCCTGCTGAAAGACAGCGGCTATGTGAGCGAGACCGAAAAGCAGGAAGCCGCGGCAATCGACCAGAAGGCCCAGCAGATCGAGCAGATGGCCGCGCAGGCCGCAACCCAGCAGCAAGAAGCCGAGCAACAACCGATGCCGGCAGAACCACAGCCCGTGTGAGGACGAAATGAGCAAGAAAGAGACCAGCATCCCCGATCCGGTAATCCCGGATGATGAAACAGATGCCCTTGAGGATGATGACTTCGAGGGTATGACCGAGGAAGAAATTGCCGCGCTTTCCGAAGATGAAGGAGAAGAGAGCGCCGAAAAGAAGACCGACAGCGAAAAAGGCGACGAGACCGACAGCGAAAAAGGCGACGAGGCGGACGAAGAAGACGACGAGACCGACAAGGCGGACGAAGCGGACGACAAGGCGGACGACAAGGCGGACGACAAGGCGGACGAAAACCACGACGACCCGTCTGACCTTCGTCAGCCTCTCCGCGATCCGCTGAAGGCTGATCTGCCGGACGACTATCAGCAGCGGCTCGACGACCTGAAGAAGCGCGCCGATGAGCTGACCGAGCAGGCCGACGTTGGCGACATCGACCCGAAGGAACTGCGCGCCGGCCTAGACAAGATCGCGGAGGAGCGGTCAGACCTCGAATGGCAGAAGCGCAAGGCCGAGATGGCGACGGAACTCCGTGAGTCTCAGGAGGCTGAGCGCTGGGCAAGCGACATCCAAGACTTTTTGAACGACCATCCGGACCTCAAAGAGCGCCTCGGTAATACAGTGGTGTTCGACGCGTTCGATAGCGTCGTCCGACGCGTGACCGCCGACGAGGAAAACCAGCGCTATTCGAACCGCAAGCTTCTTCAACTGGCTTACGACCAATTCAGCAGCGCGTTTGGCTCATCGACCGACGCCGAGCCGGGCGACGAAAAGCGCAAAAAGAATGTTCCTGCGGAGGAAAAAACCGATCCTGCGCCGAAGAAGGATGCACCGGAAAACAAGAAGCCCAAGAAGCCTGAAATGCCGCCGACGCTCGCGGACATGCCGTCGAGCGATATGGACGATCCGAACGAGACGAAATTTCAGACTCTCGAGCGGCTGCTACAGAACGACCCCATGGAATTCAACAATCAGTACGACCGTCTGAGTGAAGACGAGCGGCTCCGGTTTCTGGAGCGATAGGAGCTCGAGTGGGAAAAATCGTCCTTGATCTGGAGCCTGGCGATTCAATTCGAATCGTCGGCTCTGCGACAGTAACGTCAAAGCATAAATCCGGGCGCCGCACGCGCCTGGAAATAGCTGCTGACGTTCGGACGGTTATAGACCGGAATCCGGTTTCCGAGCCTGAAGTCCCTGAAGGAGAAATGGAAACGGAAAAAAGCGCTTTGTTTGATCGCTGAAGTCCGGTAAATATAGGCCAGCAGCAGGCGCAGGACGTGCCTATGCGGAAACTCAACCGCAAAGGAACGTCCATTATGCAAACCAATGTGCCCGCCGGCGATGCACTCGCCGTCAAGAAGTGGTCCGCGGAACTTGCCCGCGACATCAACGCAAAATCCTACTGGGATCGCCGTTTTGTAGGAAATGGCGAGAACAGTGTCATTCAGCGCAAGACGGAACTCGAAAGCGATGCGGGTGACCGCATCCAGTTCGACCTGAGTGTGCAGCTTCGCGGACGGCCGACCGTCGGCGACGAACGGCTCCGCGGCAAGGAAGAAGCTCTGAAGTTCTTCACCGACGAAATCGTCATCGACCAGATGCGTTCCGGCGTGTCCGCTGGTGGCCGCATGAGCAACAAGCGCACCATCCACGATCTTCGCATGGTGGCTCGCGACCGGCTCGGCGACTACTGGGCGAAGTATCTCGACGAGCTGCACTTCATCTATCTGTCCGGCGCGCGCGGCATCAACGAAGACTTCTACGAGCCTGTCGGGTGGACCGGCTTTGCCAACGCCATTCAGGCTCCCGATGCCGCACACATCATCTACGGCGGCGATGCGGCCTCCAAGGCAACCATCGCGGCTGAAGACAAGATGTCTGTCGAACTCATCGAGCGCGCTTGCGTCAAGGCGCAGATGATGCGGGCAACTGATCCGACGACCGCCAACATGCTTCCCGTCAACATCATGGGCGAGAAGCACTACGTCGTCGTCATGTCCCCGTTCCAGGCGCATGACATGCGGACTGGCACCACCGCTACCCAGTGGCTGGAAATCCAGAAGGCCGCAGCCGCAGCCGAGGGCCGGAAAAGCCCGATCTTCCGCGGCGGTCTCGGTATGGTCAACAACGCTGTGCTGCACGTCCATGAAAACGTGATCCGGTTCTCGGACTACGGGACGGGCACCAACCTGCCGGCGTCGCGAGCGCTGTTTCTTGGTCGCCAGGCAGGTGCCTGCGCCTATGGCACGCGCGGCAAGGGCATGCGTCTCGACTGGTTCGAGGAGAAGGAAGACCGTGGCAACGAAATCGTGATCACGGCCGGCCTCATCTACGGGTTCAAGAAGACCCGCTTCAACGGCCACGACTTCGGCGTGCTGACGATCGACACCTACGCCAAGGACCCGAACTAATCGGCTGAGTTGAGCGGCTCGCTGCCTCTGGTGGCGGGCCGCTGACCCGCCTCACGGCTCATCAGGAGACATGACATGACTATCTTTCAGTCCGATCACGGAAAGCTCTTCAAGACCATCGATACGCCGTACAAGGCTGGCGATCTGCACGTTGCCGAATTCGACTTCGTGCTTTCCGCCGACTTCACGGCGCTGACCGACATTCTCGAGATCGGCACCCTGCCGGCGCACTGCAAGCTCGCTGGTGCCACGCTGGTTCCGGCGGGCACGCTCACCGACGTGACTGCCGATATCGGCATCATGACCGGCGCGGCGGGCGATGCGGCAGACGCGACGCGCGCTCTGACGACCGCCCTCATCTTCAACGATGTCGTGTGTGACGAGGGAGAGCAGGCCGCCACTGTTGCGGCGGTTCGCGCAATCGCTCCGTCCGACAAGCATCGCGGCATCGGCGTGAAGCTTTCCGCAGACGTGACCGGCGCGGCGACCAAGAAGCTCAAGCTGGTCATCACCTATCACATGTAAGCGTGAGGCCGCCCCTCGAGGCGGCCTTTCGCCCGTTCAACCTCAAACACACGGGGCATTGTCGCCATGCGCATCGTTTGCCGCCAGCCGCGGTCGAAACTCAACGTCACCTTCGAAGATGGCGCAAGCTATGACTTCGAACTCCTCGAAAACGGGAAGCTGGTCTGTGACGTGGACGACCAAGACCACCTCAGCCGGTTCCTGAGCCTGCCTGAAGGCTATAGGCCCTACGTCGATGCGGGTGCGATCCAGCCCAAATCGAAGCCCGGCCCGAACCCGAAAGAGCGGGAAGAGCCTGAAGAAGGCGAGAAGTCCGACGATTCGGGAAATTTCGAGCAGCCGGAAGAGGCCGAGGAACGTGAAGAGTTCGAAGAGGATGAAGTGAACGACGAAGAGGCGGCAAAGCTGACTGGCGATCGGAAGGCGGCCGTCGACCTTTTCACGGAAAAATTCGGCAAGGCGCCGGATGGTCGCTGGTCTGTCGAGCGCATTCTGTCGGCCGTCGAAGACAGCAATGCAGAGTAATCGTCATGACCATGGTCGCGCGCGAAGTGCTGGAGCGGGCAAGGCGAGTTCTCAATGATGAGGACTCTGTACGATGGACGCTTGACGAGCTTCGCGTCTGGCTGAACGACGGCATGCGCGAAGTCGTTCTGCAAAAGCCGGAAGCGAGCAGCAAGACTTTCGCTCACACCCTCGTTGAGGGAACGCTCCAGACACTTCCGTCTGCCTACCACTATCTTCTGCGCGTACGCCGGAACCTGAAGACCGACGCGCGGTCCAGCGGTGCAGCGATCACCGTCATTGATCGAGATATTCTCGACGCGCAGATGTCCGATTGGCACGACTCCGTCTATGTCCCGTTCGAGAAGACAGTGCGTCACGTCGTTTTTGATGAAGCCGATCCGCGCAGCTTCTATGTCTACCCTGGTAACGACGGAACGGGTCGCGTCGAATTGGTCGCATCCCAACTGCCGGCCGATGTGCTGGCCTCGCCGACGCCGGACAACATTGCAACCTACACGACCGTCCTCGCCCTGCCGGATATCTACCGCGGCGCCCTGGTCGACTATGTCTGCTACCGCGCTTTCATCAAGGACGCGCAATTCTCCGCGAACGCCGCACGTGGCGCCACGCACTATCAGGCTTTCGCCAACGCTGTCGGATTCAAGATCGCCAACGACATGGCGAAAAACCCGAACCGGAAGCCGAGCGGGGAGGCGGCCGCATGAGCGAGTTGCGCGATTTTCTGAGGTTCGTCCGCCCGCATGCGCCGTCCTGCCCCGACCCTGTTTCAGAGCAGTATGTCCGGCAGGCTGCCCGCACATTTTGTGAGCGGACAAGCTGCTGGCGAGAAACCAGCGATATCGATATCTCGGTCGAGGCCTTCGCCCCTCTCGCACTGCCGAGCGAGGCGGTTCTTCACAAGATCGAGGCAGCCTGGTTTGACGATCGCCCGTTGACGCCGATCACCGCCCGTCAGGCCGCTGATCTCGGCATGGTTCCGCGAATGCGCCTGTTCACGGGCGGGACCACCGACAATGCGGTGCCTGAAGGTGCCCCCGAGTATCTCGTGCAGGAGAGCTTCGACACGATCCGTGTCTATCCCTATTCGGCAGGCCGCCTTTCAGTGTCGATGATCCTGAAGCCGTCGCAGGACACGAATATACTGCCGGATTTTCTCTTCGACCATTTCGCTGAAATTATCGCCGCCGGCGCGCTCGCAGAAATGCTCGAGCTGCCTGGACAGACCTACACCGATCCGCACAAAGCCGCTCGCAGTCGCCTTCTCTTCCGGGAGGCGATTGACCGGAATGCGAATTTCAACGTGAAAGGCCAGCAGCGTGCCCGAATTCGCACCCGTCCCCATTATCTCTGATGACGTGCTCACCATTGGTGAGCCGATCACCGAGGCGGACTTGCCCGTGCGCAAGCACCGTCGCGTGCGCTCGACCGGACCCTATCAGTTCGATGTTGAACACAAGAATGCCGAGGATCACCTCGACTATTTCATTGACCTGAAGCGCTGGCTCGAGCCGGACGAGTCCGTTTCTGCTGCCGATGCCTATGCAGAGCCGGCGAACCTATACGTCTCGAAAGTCCGATACGCAGACACTGGCGTCATGATCTGGCTCGCTGGTGGGCTGGATCGCGGCCAGCACTGGGTTCACGTCCGTTTTGAAACCACCGATGGCAAGCGAAAGATCGTCTCCTTCATGCTCATCACCTATGGCGTCTCGGATTTCTACGAAATGTTCGCGGAAGCGGGCGACGTGTATGTCGGGGATGGTGACTCGTCCGAGCCGGACCAGATTTCCGTCACGATTTCGGATGGCGTCATTCGCATCGATTCCGACCCGGTCCTTGAGGCGATAACGAGCATCGACAACACCTCGCTGTCGTTTCCGTCGACCGAAGTCGACGATGTGTCCGATGCGCTCTCCTTCACGATCACCAATATCGGTACGGGATCGCTCTACATCGACAGCATTACCGCCAACGGTGACTACTCGGCTTCTACGACCTACACACCCGGAAACCCCATTCTTCCGAATGCCAGCATTTCCGTCGACGTCACCTTCGAGCCGACCGCCGCCGGCACGCGCAACGGTTCGGTCACGATTGCTTCCAATGCCGGCTCCGGCCCGTCGACTGTGTCCCTGTTCGGCACCGCAACAGCCGTCCCAGTAGCGCTTTCCCGTCTGTCGATATCCGGAAACCAGTTTGTTGACGCGCAGTCGAACGCTGTCCGCCTGAAATCCGTGAACTGGTTCGGTGCTGAGGGGACAAATCATGTTCCGCACGGGCTCTGGGCGCGCAATTACAAGGCCATGATCGACCAGATCAAGAGCGTCGGCTTCAACTGCATCCGCCTCGCTTTCTCTGGTGACACTGTAGCGGCTGGCCAGACCCCCAGCGGCATCGACTTTCTCCTCAATCCCGACCTTGAAAACCTTTCCGTTCTCGAGATTTTCGATGCGATCATCGGTCATTGCGGGCAGGTGGGGCTTTATGTCGTCCTCGATCATCACCGCCGCCAGTCTGGTGCCGGCGCCGATGGTGCCCCGACGGACGGCAGCTATACGACAGCCGACTGGCATGCGAGCTGGGTGACGCTGGCAACGCGATATGCCGATGACCCGACGGTTGTCGGTGCGGACATCCACAACGAGCCGCACAACCTTACCTGGGCCGACTGGGCAACCGCCGCTGAGGGATGCGGGAACGCTATCCACGCGGTCGCCCCGGACTGGATCATTTTCGTCGAGGGCGTCGGCAATGACGGCGACGACCATTACTGGTGGGGCGGCCATCTGAAGGGCGTTGCTACGCGTCCGGTTTCGCTGACGCTTCCGAACAAGGTTGCCTATTCGCCTCACGAGTATGGACAGTCTGTCGGCAATCAGTCGTGGCTTGCCTACAACGGCCAAACTCCGCCTGTCGGCTGGCCGGACAACCTCTATCCGATCTGGACCGAGTATTGGGGCTTCATCTTTGAACAAGACATCGCCCCGCTCTGGATCGGTGAGTTTGGCGGGCACTTCGGCGTTGATGCCACGGATGGTTCTGCCCTGCCGGCATCCGCCCACGGCACTGAAGAGGCGCAGTGGGTGACGGAACTGGTTCGCTACCTCAACGGCGATTTCGACAATGACGACGCCAGCGATCTCGACGCCGGCGACAAGGGTATCAGCTTCGCCTACTGGGGCTGGCCGCCGATCAGCGCAGACACGGGCGGCATTCTTCAGGGGGATTTTCTCACCCTCCAGCAAACCAAACTGAATCTCATCGCTGATCTGCTCAGCGAAGCAGGAGCATAGAGCCATGCCTGATCTCAACGGATCGTCCCAAGCGGTATTCGTCATTACGCTCGCCGAAGCGCGGCAGGAAACCATTGTCGTCAAGTACGAGACGAAAAACGGCACAGCCGTTGCCGGTGTCGACTTTCTGTACACCAAGGGCGAGGTGACCTTTCTGCCGGGCGAAACGGAAAAGACGATCTCCATCACCGTCTATGCGACCACCACGCCCGGCAAAACCTTCAGCATCAAGCTCGATCCGCCCGTCAACGGAATCCTGAAGACCCAGACGATCGATTGCACGATCCGCGTGAAGAATTCGCAGACCGGCGCCGTCGTGAATGTTGTCGCCGCGCAGGGAACTCCTGGCGTTGATGGCACGGATGGTGTCGATGGGCGCGAACCAGAGATGCAGAAGGGAACCGAATGGATTCAGTGGCGGCACAAGGGAACCAGCACTTGGAACAACCTCGTTCGGGTTGCTGATCTGAAGGGGGCGAAGGGCGACGCCGGCGCCAGCATGACGTTTCGCGGCAACTGGCAGTCCGGCAACACCTACAGCGCTCCTGACTATGTGACTGCGCTGAATGGCAGCGCCGAAGCCAGCGTCTTCATCTTCAAGGGAGCCGCACCGCTTCAATCGACCACAGAGCCGAAGGACGATACGACAAACTGGGTCGAGTTTTCGGCGCCCGCAGGTCCGACTGGCGCGCAGGGCCCGGCTGGACCGAAGGGGGATGCCGGTGACGCAGGCCTGGCTGGCCCGAAAGGTGATACCGGAGATACCGGCCCGGCCGGACCGCAAGGCCCCGCAGGCGCGGATGGCGCCGACGGAGCGACCGGCGCGCAAGGCCCAGCGGGGGATACGGGACCCGCAGGGCCAACCGGACCGCAAGGGCCTGTTGGTGATCCTCTCGCCTATGTCGGCGCATGGCAGGCAGGGGACTACGATCCGGGCGAGGCGGTTCGAGCGACAAACTCGGCCGATGACGGCGATGCCCTCTGGGTTATGACCGACGCGACCACCTATTCCTCGTCGACCGAGCCGAAAGACGACACCACCCACTGGCTTGAGCTCCCCGGTATCATCGGCCCGCAAGGTGATGCGGGCGCGACTGGCGCGACCGGCCCCGCAGGCCCGGCAGGCCCGACCGGACCGCAAGGTCCAGCCGGTGAGGACGGGACGACGGCCAACCGCGCGACCAACCATGTCGATCTGAATACCGATTTCGGCATTTCGAGCGACACGCTGGCCGATGTGACGGGCTTCAACTGGACTCTGACGGCCGGCAAGCTCTACTGGGTGAAAATGATCTTGCCTGTAAAAGCCGGGTCGACCTCAATCGGTCTCAAGCTGTCCCTCTCCGCTACGGCCGGAAAGCGGCTTCTCGCCCTCTCTTTCGCCGGCGCTGACAACGATGGCCCGCGCAAGGTGGACGTGACGGAATTCGCCACGGACATTCTCTTCCCGTCGTTTCCGGAAGCCAACAAGTCGATGATCATTGTTGTCGAAGGGTTCCTGAACTGCACGGGCAACGGAACGGTGAAGCTGCAAGCTGCGAACAACGGCACAGGGTACATCGCCCTCGAGGCTGGCGCGTTTGCCTGGTTCGAGGAGATTGCCTGATGGCTCGAAGCGCAGTCTTTACGGTCAGCCTTGGCGAGGCGCCGCAGGCGCCGGTATCCGTCAAGTATCGCACGCTGGATGGCACCGCGACCGCGGGCGAGGACTATACGGCGCAAAGCGGAACGCTGACCTTTGGTGTCGGCGAAATCTCGAAGGAGATCGTCGTCCCGATCAGGGACCATATGGAGAGCATCCCCTCGGAAGCCTTCACGGTCTCGATCTATGAGGTATCGCCCGGATATGTGATTGCTGACGGCTCTGGCCTCATGGTCATCCCCGGCGGGACCGCTCCCGGCGATCTGATCATCTCCGTAAACAACGTCACCGTTTCGCCCTCCGCAGGCCAGGCCTCGGTGACGGTCACCATGAGCAGGACGCACAGCCAGGCGGTTACGGTCTCCTACCAGACAGTAGCGATCACCGCGCAGCCGGGCGATTACACGCCAGCTTCCGGAACGCTGACGTTCGCGCCGAACGAAACGCAGAAAACGGTAACTGTCCTGATCGACAGCGAGGCCGGGGCGGGCACGCTCGACGTCTCCCTGAGCAATCCTTCCGAAGGGCAGGTGGACAACACGGGCGGCGTCATCACCATTCTCGCGCAAACATCTCAAGAGCTCGTTGATCGCTTCAACTGGGTCTACTCGACCTTCAAGTCTCCTTCGACGGGCTATTACGGCCCGCCGTCCGGCCCGAATGCTTTCAAGGTGCCGTATCACTCGATCGAGACCTTCATCAACGAAGCTCCCGATCACGGT